GAAAACCAGATGTACACCAGCACCGGGGTACAAGAGATGGAAAGAGGGAACCGACCGAACCGGAAAAGTACATGAATACATGGCACATCCGAAGTATTATGCCGGCATCGACGCGAATGGAAGTATTACCTGCGGAACTGGTTTAAAGCCGGTCAACCGAACATCCCACCAGACAGGCGTAACCAAGTGGAGAGCTAGAGGGACACAGTATTCCGGAGCCTCCGGATCCCTTCCGAAGTTTTTGGATTCAATGATGCGACTGAAATATGGGCGCAAAGGCAATTCCGGTAAGATCGAAGGATGCACGGTGTATAACTACCAGTACACTGTTGCGGTAAGTGAGACCGGCGTGGAGCGTGTGATTCTGACAACCGCACAGGGAGCGAACCTTTTCGTAGGATCTGCCGTGATGCTGGGAGTCAAGGGTGATACAACCGACAGAAACGCAGCAAGCAACTATTCCATTTTTGATGCGAAGCTGATCACCGCCATCGAGACAGTTAATATCGATGGCACGGAATACTCCGCTGTCTACGTTGACAACGGAGGAAAGACCTTCGATACGACAGCAGGCAGCACCTATCTTTCCACAAGCCCGTATTATTCTGGGTGGAACGATAACGTACTGGGAAGAGACGGCAGCAGATACAGCCCGACATCCGGGAAAGAGCCGGGTATGCTCCAGGGAGTAGAGTTTATGAACGGATCCTACCTGATTGTCTCTGATGAATTATGGCAGTGGAGCACAGACGCAGAAGGAAATTACAATTTTGACTGCTTTAAGTGCTACGATCAGTCAAAAGTAGGCTCTGCGATCAATGAAGATTATGAGCAGATCAAAGGAGCACACCTTGCATATCCAGCAGGAACAACAGGAGCATGGGTGTATATTACAGACAACATCATTGACGATGATGTGCTCTGGCCGGAGGCTACGACAGCCACTGGAAGTGGCGTCGGAGTGGGAGCTGGCTTCTATCGGTATCCGGCGGCGTCTGGTGTTCGTGCGGCTTGGTGCTTCGGCAATCTGACCGGCGGTGGCTCTGCTGGCGTTGCGTGCCGCTACTCGTACATTGGGGCGTCTAACGCTAGCTGGGGCGGCTCTCTGGGAGCACCTGGTTCAGAGGGTTAAAAACGGGGTGAATTGCGGAGCAAGAGGGGCAGTAAGCCCCTTTTACTCTGTTTATCTTATTTGCAAATAAAATAAAAATCAGGGTTATACGGTGTCTGGGAGCTGGCTTCAATCGGTATCCGGCGGCGTCTGGTGTTCGTGCGGCTTGGTGCTTCGGCAATCTGAACGACGGTGGCAATGCTGGCGTTGCGTGCCGCAACTCGAACAATGGGGCGTCTAACGCTAACTGGAACGGCTCTCTGGGAGCAACTGGTACAATCATGGGATTAGTATTTAAAAATCATTGCACCGTATAATCCACGCTTATGTGCGAAAATAACTTGAAACCAACGAGGCTAGTACCTACGGGAAAGCCACGGAAGTAACCAGATGAATATTAAGGAGGTTGATATGTGAAAACATACTGCAAACCAGCAACGGTAAACATTGAGGACTGGAAATTCAATGAAGACGCCGTTGCGGAATGCTTCCGGAATAAGCGGAGCAGGAAAGATTTCCAGCGTCTGCTATGTAAGACCGGAAAAATAACAAAGCGTGAGATCGTAGAAGATCAGCTGAATAAGGATTTTAAACGAACCTTAGAAGCGGAATCAGAAGTAGCAAAGATGCTGACGCAACGTATAATCAACCGAGATTTACAATTAAAACCGATCCGCCAGTTCCGAAGAATTGACGGATTGACGCAGAAGATCCGTGATATCTGCCAGGAATCTCCGGAACAGCAGGTTTTTGAGTATATCGCTGTGTTTGCGTTGAAACCGCTATTCAGAGCCAAAATTATGCAGATTCAGTATGGCAGCATCCCAAATAAGGGAGGCGTAGCCGGTAAACGGAAGATTGAAAGACTTCTCCGGAGAAAATTTCAAGGGAAGGTTGTGGCTGTGAAAGGCGATGTTACAAAAGCCTATCCTTCGGTAACAGTTCCGATTGTCATGGAAATGTTGAGAAGGGATGTAGGCAAGAATAAAGTCCTGTTATGGTTCCTGGGTGCGTTGATGAGCAATTATCCTGGGAACCATCTTTGCATAGGCGGATATCTTCCGGCATGGCTATTTAATTACGTGATGTCTTATGTTCTGAGATATATTTACGAGCAAGCCCAGATACGCAGAGGAAAGCGGAATAGGCTTGTATATGCGATTGTATGCTATGCAGATGATTTCACGATCTATGGCGATGTTTCAAAGTTGAAAAAGGCAATGAAGAAAGCTACGATCTGGGCTCATGATAAGTTCGGATTGAAAATCAAGGATATCTGGCAATTCTACCAGGTGGCATCTTTCGATGAAGAACGGGAGAACCTGGAAGAACGAAGAAAAGGCAGTAAGAAAAGAACGCCTGGAGTAGA